GGATGCCATACCCTTTAAAGAAGGTCTTAGGAAGTCCCTCGTATCTACGCTTCATCAACTTCTCGATACGAATGTCTTCACATACGTTAACAAAAGTCATGGGAACCTGATCAAGGAAGTCCCACTTATCAGGAGTATATAATGCATGACCAACCTCATGAGCGATCAAGGAATCGATCACGACACTCTGCTTGTGCTGCCAATCTGGAAGAGTTAGTACCCTAGTCTCAATATTGAACTGGGCGGTCTCCACCTTACGATGCTCTACGATCAGGTCTTCCTGAGCAAGGAGTTTAGCAAGTGATTCCTTTACTAGATTCATTAAGTTCCTCGTGTATGTACATAGTATAAGACCCCCGACGAGGATCGGAGGTCTTTAGTAGACACTTTATCAACTGTCTACGTCTTGCCTTTGCTTGGCGCAGCATTTGGGGTTTTAAAGACCGTTTTTGGTCTTTCTTTGAGTGATGCTGCCAGTTCGGAACTCTCATGTAGTTTCTCCAGTGCTGTTAGCAGTTCAGGTGTTTCTTCCCAAGACCACTCCTGAGAGTGCTTAGGATTCTTCTTGGTCACAGTATGGGTACGTGTGGTCATAGGATACGTGCGAACACATACCATAATACACCACCTGTCAAGGCTGTGTCAAGTAGTACCAGAGAAATATTTATTAACATTATCCTGCTGAGTTCTTTCTGAATGTCAGAGTAGCACCGTCACTCAAGCTAGCAGTATACTCATCATTAGCATGTAAATGCTCAAGAACATGGTCTAGCTTATGATTGATAGCATCCAACTTGACAATCATGTCAAGTCTATCCTGTCTTTCCCAATCATGATCCACATAAGTCTGATGATGCAGTCCACCATTAGGAGATGTAACATTATTCACATAGCTTGGTGGTGGTGGAGTAGTTCCTTGCTCACTACCAGATTCAAATAGATGCCTTTGATCCTCTGGTATTACATTAGGATCTTCTGTTGTCTCAGGAATTAACCCTGGACCTTGATCTGATACATCTGTACCTGGTACCCCTGATCCGATTGTATTACCAGGAATTGCTGATCCTGATCCGATATTTTGATTGGGGTCGTTTGGCATACCGCCAGCGATTGCGCCTGAATAAGTCATAATAGTTTAAAGTTTATTTATTCTTCCTTAGTGATGACAGAGAAGTTTTGTTTCTTTTCTACTACTAGAGTAGAAGCAAACTTATCTTGCAATGCATCTGTCTTATGAGATATGACAAATGTATTTGTGTTGTCAGCAACAGTATGTAAAATTTTTAGAAAATCATCTGTGCCAGAGACATCTAAACTACTGTCAAATATTTCATCAAGGATTAATAAGTTAGTGTTGGCACTGTTCTTCATCTTAGCGATGGTCCTCCATGTGAATAGAAGTGCTAGATCTATCCTCATCTTCTCTCCTTCAGAGAAAGAAGCATAGCAGAACTCATCCCTGAACCTAGACTTGATAGTCTCCTCAAAGTTTTCATCCAACTCAAAGGACACATAGAAGTCTAACTCCTTAAGATACCTGTTGATCAACTGGTTCATGATAGGAAGATACTTCTTAATAATACCTGCCTTGATACCAGTATCTCTCAGCATATTGGTGATAACATCAAAATTGTCCCGCGTTTTTTTATTAGATGACAGTTCTTTCTCTACTATTATACCATCTCTGGCCATAGCTTTCAACTTTTCTTTCTCACCCTTAATATTATTACCATTACCTGTAGAGATCTTCTCTTCTATCTTCTTAATCTCTCTCTTCCTAGACTGTATCTCAGAATTAGTAGAACTAATCTGCTGCTGTATCTCTCTAAGTTCATTGAGTACAATATTCTTTTCGCTCAACTTCTCAAATATAATATCAAGCTTCTGCTTTAAAGCCACTGATGCATCATCTAACTCTTTTAATGCTACAGTAATTTCAGTCTTCTTAGTAGCCTTTAACTCACCTGTAATAGGTTGCTTGCATGTAGGACAGTTATCATTCTTCTCAAAAAACTTATACTCTTTGTTAAATGTCTTCTTCTTATCCTCAAACTTAGATTTGTATATGAGAAGTTGAGTGTGTTCCTCATCCAAATCTCCATAAGCATCTATACTCTTTTGCTTAGATAAACTTCTGTCTAATCCATCAGCAACATCATCCATAAATTCTGAGATCTCACCTTCTAAAGATTCTATCTCTTCCTTACGTCTAATATTATTTGCGGTGGATTGCTCTTGAAGGTTAAGAATAAACCTCTGCTGCATCTCCACCTTCTCTTTTGCTAAATCAGACTTATACTCACAATCCCTAATCGCTTCTCTAACACCCTTAAACTTATCCTTAAGAATACTATTCATTGTAGAGAAGATACGAATATCTAAAAGATCCTCAATAACTTCTCTACGGTTGATGGGAGTGAGTTGCATAAAGGGAACAAACGTCGATGATCCTAAGATTACTACCTGCGTAAAGGATTTGTAGTTCAACCTTAGAATACTTTGCTCCAGATACTTCTGCTGCTCTACGGAAGAAGCTTCTTCCTTGAGTTTCTCACCGTTAAGATAAACTTCAAACACCAATGGCTTGATACCACGACGTACCATATAGTTACGAGAACCTATGGAGAACTCTACCTCAACTAAAGTATCCCTCTCGTTGACCGCATTAACCAACTGGGGTTTATTGATCCTACGAAAGGGCTTATTAAATAGGGCAAAGCACATGGCATCCAAGAATGTGGATTTCCCTGCGCCATTAGTCCCTACTATTAAAGTGGCAGGACTAGAATCTAATTTGATCTCACTGAATGCATTGCCCGTGGAAAGAAAATTCTTCCAACGGATTGATTTAAATTGGATCATCTACAATTCTCTAGGCGGTACCACTATGTCATCGGGAGTCACCACATAGTATTCATGACCATGTGTTACACAAGCGTGAATGATTTCCTTATCGTCCACTTCCACTACTGACATATCTGGAAAGTCATCAGCCTCCAGGAGGCCAGCATAGCGTACTGCGTCGTCTTTGTCAAGAAACATGTAGACTAGTTGCTTCTCCTTCTCACCATTAACAGCATAAGCTCCTTCATCTTCCTTTCCAGTGAGTGCGAGGATATACATTATACTAGCTCCAGTGCTTCTACATAAAGAGTTTTAAGAATAGACTTCAGTGCAGATTTATCAGAATACTCCATACCATCTACATACTTTTCTAAGATAGTAAGAGTATCCTCTTTCTCAATGTCAATCTCTTCATTTAAATCATGTTCAAATGATGGATCCTCGATAATTTTTATCTCATGTACACCAGCAGCATATAGCTGACTAATAAAGAACTCAAACTTATCAGTATCCTTTTTCTTTTCAACAATAATCTTTATAAAATTATTGGTATAATCTGCATAGTTAAACTTAGTACTATTTACACGATCTTCATCATAATATATCTTGGAATAGATTTCATAAGGGTTCGGTATATACTCAAGATTTAAAGTATTAGTATCAAAGATATGGAAGCCACGTTTATCATTATAATCATTCCAATAAATCTGATAAGGATTTCCTAGGTAAGTTATATTATTCCTAGTACTCTTGCGATGATAATGTCCAGAGAATACCTTGTCAAATTTCTTATAAGGTGCACTACTATCACCATGATCCATGATGTATCCTTTATGTGCCTCAAAGCCATTGAGTTCTAAGTGTCCCATTACTATAGGGCAAGCAGTCTCCTCAATTATAAAGTAAGTCTCTTCCTGATTTTCTTGATTGATCCAAGGGATGAATAGAATAGGTAGACCACCTATCATTACTTCCTCAGGTCCAGAATAAATTTTTATATTATCATACTCACTGAGTATACCATCAAGAGTATTAACCTTATTAGTATCCTTAAAATATGCTGTGTGATTTCCTACAAGAGAATGGATTGTAACACCCATATCCCTAAGACGATTAAAGTAATGCTCTCTCGACCAATTAGCAGCCCATAGATCTAAAGTTCTACGATTATCAAACGTATCACCTAAGTCTAGAACTGTGTCGATGCCGCGTTTTTCTAGGGTAGGAAAGAATACATTATCATAAAACTTTTTAAAGAAGTCATGAAAAACACGACTAGACTTCCTAGCCCCAAAGTGCTGGTCTGTAATTATAGCAACCTTCATTTGTTATTGCTATGTGCTATAGAACCTTTATATGGATTTTTAGTTCTATTCAATACCGTAATAAATTTATCTGCTACAAATGTTCCCGCAACGCATACCTCTATCTCATCACCATCATCCCAAATAGGAGTACCATCCTTTTTTCTTGTATCAAGGGCCTTCTCAAGATCTGCAATAATCTGTTTAGTAATCTTCATCTTGACCTCAAGATAGGTGGAATTTTACCTGTCATAGCCATACCAAAAAAGTTTAAAGTGAGACGTTCCTTTGTCCCAAAAGTCTGTACCCCATGATGGGTCTTGTTGTTGAACATAAGAAATCTGTTATACACATTCTTGACACTTACTGTCTCAACATACTGTTCATGTGCTCTGTCCCAAGCTTCATAGTACTTAGTATCATCAATATCCTTTCCTACATAAAGATCCTCTTTCATCTGGATCTCATCCTTGAACTGTAAAGCATACCCTTTCTTAGTACCATAAATGGATGTACCTGTGTCTGGATCAGGATCTTTGTTCAAGTATACTACACCACCAAAAAAAGTGTCAATGTCTTGATGGATCCAACCCCTATTCTTCCTATCATACTGATCCTTATGGAAGGGTTGAATCTTCTGGAAATGAGTTTGCATGTTCCAATAATCTGGTGTTACATCATGAAACATAAGATGTAACTTCTCACCGAAATAATGGAAGAACCTTTCATCAATGATATGGAGTTGCTTGGTTCTTGCACCAGGCCAGTTTCCAGTCTCAGGGGGATAATACTTATAAGTAGTAGCCGTCTCCACAATGGCATCAGGATCCTCAAAGAAATTATCAACAACAACAATAGGGTACGTCACTTAATTCTAATTTCTATATTCTCTTTAATAGTATTATAGTCTGAATGTCCTGATTTGTCATCCGTATGGAAGACCTGATCATATGCAGACTTAGTTAAAATCTTATTCTTGATCTCTAGCTGACGCTTCTCCTTCTGTATTCTCCTAAGGAATGCGTAGTATATAATCTGTGTAAAATATGCAAAAGGGTTCTTTGATTTCTCTGGATTAAAATTCTCTATATACTGCACACAATTCTCAATACCATCACATATCATATCCTCACGGAACATGTAGTTGACAAAGTTTGGCTTATATGATAGATGTGTAGCAATCTTTAAAAAACATTCACCAATATAATTACTGATGCGCGGTCGAGGTTCACCCGCTTCTTTTGCCTTAGCGCACTGTGCTTTAAAAATAACAAGTGCCTCAAGGAAATCTTTGTTATTTACATAGTGCTCACTCTGTACCTTCTTTCTAACTGCCATATAATTAATGGTTTGTACATGTATATTTTATATCAAAATGGTCACAATGTCAATGGGGGCTTGACAAGACCCTATAATCTATGTAGAATACGAGTGTGCGAGTTCAGGAAACAGGTATTAGCTATTAAATATTCTATCTAAGTTAATACGGGCCTCCTCTACAGTTGAGATCCTACCTGTAGAATCTGTAATGGTATCACCATTCAGTCTTCTTAAGGACATAGCATAAAATATTTGTACTTCAGTATCTACTTCTACAATAGTTATAACCTTATCTTTAGGTATGATAAATTCTTCCTCGCGGGAAAATTTCATCCAAGGAGATACCTTGGCACCTTGTTTATTATTTTGTAGCACTACCTCTTCTATTTCTATAGGGTTCTGCACTATCAAGTAGTCCCCGTTTTCATCGTGAACATGTGTTGATACAGCAAGAATTTCTTCACCAGATACAAGCTTTAGTGCTGCGAGAAATTCGGGTTTATCCATTTTAGTCTCTGATTCGGACATCGATAAATTCATAATTAAAGTTTTCTTCATTGTATATTTTCACACGTTCAACAAGATGGTTCAATGTATAGTTTCTTTGGGTGCCTTTGGATATATCATCAGCAATATCATAGAGTACTGCTTTACGATCATCTACTCCTTTTCTAAGGACTCTGCCAATGGATTGGAGATTTCTAATTCTGGACTTTGAGGGGCTTGCGAACACGACGTTGTTAAGATTCCTAATGTTGATACCAGTGCTAAAAGTCCCATAGCTGGCAACAATGATTGAATCTTTTGTCGTTTCTGCAATACGCCTTGCGTTCTCTCGGTCATCAGTATCCACTCCTCCATGGACTAGAAAGACCAAACGGTCTTCGCCTACCTTATTATTTATTAATTCAAAGAGGGGCATCCCATGCCGTTCAACGTAGTTGAACAGGACGAGTGTATTACCAGTAAGGTCACAAACCAGATTACGTATAAATCTATTCCTTCCCTCATGTTCAACAAGATAATCCATCTCTTGCTGATAGGTATCAAAGTCTCTTTGGTCATGCTTGAGGATTAATACTTTAATCTCAAATTTAGAAAGGTGGCCAGATTTAATAAGCTTCTCTGTTCTAGTTACCTTATCTACACTACCAAATACACCTTCAAGTACTAGACGGTTTGTTTGTGTACCGTCTAAGGTACCTGTGAACCCCACACGGTACTTGCAATCATAAAGTTTGTTCATTATACTCGTGAGAGATTTCGCCTTAAACAGGTGTGCCTCATCCCCTATGATAGCACCAAATTTCTCAAAGTAACTTTTAGGTAGTTTGTATACTGACTGCCATGTAGTAATGATTACATCCTTATCTGATCTAGGATCTGCACCAGCATATACTCTATGACAATATTCCTTTGCGTCCCAACCATACTCTTCAAAATCCTTATACATCTGTTCGACGAGTGATGTAGTAGGAACTACTATCAATGTCCTTAGCATCTTCATCTCCCAGAAACGTGCTAGGACATATATCATTAAAGACTTGCCCGATCCTGTCGGTGATAAAAGTAGTTTACGTTTATGACGTAGAGCTTCGTATATTCCTTTGTACTGATAGTCTCTGACCTTGTGTGGTAGATGTAATGTTTTTACATACTCTCCTAATCCCTGGGGAGTAACGAATTCATCCACCTCTGATGGAAGTCCATAAAATTCGTTGTCCCTATGGATAACTTCGTACCCTCTTTCTTCGCAAAACGAAGTAATGTAAGGGAGAAGGCCAACATAAATCTCGCCTGTACCTGGGGAGAATAACTTGATTTTTCCATCCCAAAACCTTTTCTTGTACGCTGACATGAACTTGGCTTGAGGCACTTCAAAAGTAAACTCGTCTGCTAGCTCGTGACCTACATGAGGTTCACATTCAATTGTTAAATAGACTTCGTTCTTCTTCTGAATAAAAACATTAGATTTCATAACCTTTCAGGAACTTAGCGAATTCAATCGCGTTCTTAATATAGAAGGATCGGTTATTGATAGCCTGTAGAATAGCTTTCAATGCCTCAACCATTTGGTTATAGTACTTTAGCTTAAGGACGGATTTTTGATATTCTTCATCTGAATCCAGATAGATCGGTACATCTGGTTTGAGAAGTTTAATGTGAAAAGGTTTCTCCGCTTTACCCGTATAGTACTCCCACCTATCCTTGTAGGTGCGCTTTACATCTAGTTCACCTTGATCCCTGAGGGTAGTGAATGTGTTGTAAAGTCTTAAATATTTAGCATGTAATCTGGGGATCTCTAAACTGTCATGATCTAATTTTTCATCATCTAGTTGTGAGTCTTTCTCCCACATGTCATTCAAGGTTTCTAGATTCATACTTTAATTCCGTTCTTATCTGTGATCTCGTACAGTGTATACTTGAAGTTAACATCAGCAGTGAAGTAGTTGATGTCAGTTGCAGATGCATCAAACTCCAGAGTAGTTAAGCTTGTTGGGAATATATTATAAAAGTTAACAATGGAATTTGCATTGTAGTTACTATTCAAAATAAGTAACCTAGCATCACTCATTGTCTTATCAAATTCAGATGGTCTGCCTTTCTCATCAACTGTATCAATATACTCTAGGAATTGATTTTGATGCTTTGGATTACTCAAACCTTTCAACCACTTGTATATTTCATAGTAGTTATCAAGATCTTCATTCACCAAGAACTTTAAATTTAAATCACCATAGGTCATCTTATCACCAGGGATAGTATAGTCTTTCACTGGTGTTTGTATGTCTCTTGCACCAATACTAACTTCAGGTATAGATGCAGACTGGCAGAAGTAATCTACATTGGGTGTCCTGCCAATAATGAATTTAAATCCTACTGGAGATAAAAAGTTTTGATTGGATGGAGCGAATACTCCTTGTTCGATAGCCATTAGTTCACACAGGTCTCCGTATTATTTATCCGAGCCAAAAAAGATCAGGATCACGAATCTTATCAAAGATCTCAAAGCGATAGTTCTTAAAGTCTGGTATGTCCATCTCCTTATGTGCAGCATCTAAGTGTGTAAGTTTTACATTCTTACCCCTAGTACTCTGACCTTCTACATCATCTATATTATATCCATTACCCAATACTCCATCGACTGCACCAATATAATTCTCTCCTACAGTGCTGGGCTTTACACCATTCTGCCAGTGCTGTACTGACATAAAGATAGAACGATCATCACCCATGAATGCTCCATGTATATCATCATGGTAGACACGAAGAGTAAAAAAATCGTGCCGCATTTTACATATCTTCTCTTGCTCTGGATGATTATCTATCCAGTAACCACCATGACTAAACCCTATCTTTCCACGTATGTATACTTCATAGCTGTCAATGTCTGGATGTACATGCTCAGGGATAATAGCATGAGGTGGCCAGTTTAAACACTCAACTTGAAACTGTCCTTCCTTGTACATAACCTTTCTATGAAAGTTAGGTACTCCAAAAAAATTCCTATCCCAGTTCTGTGGCTTTGCTATCTCGCGAGGATCAAAAGTACTTAAGTACTCATCAAGAAAACCAGTAATGGCATCCATACATAAAAAAAAGAGGTCTAATTATTTAGACCTCCAAACCGATAGGTTTTTAGTGCATAGATTTACTCCAACACAGTTCTACATATACGTTTGCATGATGAAGGTAAGTCCTCGCATTCTATTAGACAGGCGAAATAGTCGTCGATCTGATCTATATCTGCGTCGTGTTCGCTTAATGTTCTTGCGTTATTATCGACACGTTTCCACTCTGCTAACTGGTTCTGAGAGACTATGTTATGCACTTGGCACCTCCATTGATTGTTTACCCCATAACAAAGGAGACTGGGTTCATCTTGTTCTCCTCTCTTTGAATTCTACTACTATGTAGGGAAATAAGCACAAAAAATCGGGGTCGGTTTTACAAAAATAAATGCCTACGTGATTGTGCCTAGTTCATCCTGAACATATTCTTCTATTAATTTTTTTGCCTGATCATATACTGGTATCATATTCATTCGATGATAGACAAAATGGGAAACTTCTTTAACTTGATCCTTATCGAGATCGGGATACATCTCTGTAACTACCCCATTTAACTTAAGGGATACTGTAGCGTCTTCTATTAATTGTTTCACTTTTTTAGTGGCATACACTAAAATACTATTTATTACAAAAAAAGAGACCCCCGAAGGAATCTCTCTTTGAAATATGTAACCGATGGATTACATTAAGTTTGCAACTTTAACACGTCTGTAGTATGCGTTAGCGTTGAGGTTACCTGCTGCCTGTGGATCGGAATCTGACAGTGCAGTTAGTCCCTTAGCAAATGGGTTCAAGACCATTCCGTAACGAGTTTTAAACCCGATACGTGGTTGGAATGTATCCTGACCAATCGCTCTGTACATCTGGAGAGGTACATAAGGACAGTAGAATAATCCAGCGTCGTATGCATTGGATCCTTTGTATCCAACAACGTAGTACTGATCAGAACTTACGTTAGCTGAATAAGGGTCGATGTAGACCTTGAAACGTCCGTTGAGTGTTCCAACGAATGTGTTGCCTGTGTCATCAACTTCTCCAAGTCCACCAGTAGCACCAGTGATACCTGAATCGTAGTCAAGAACGCCCGACATAGCAAGAGCAGAAGCAACGTCAGCAGATGTGACGAGGATGTTGCCCTTCCCGCGACGAGTTTCCTGCGCGATGGCGTTGGCATCTCTTTCGATTTGGAAGAGTAGACCTTTGAATTTCTCAACTGACCATCTGCCGTTACTGTCAACGTCAAGGTCGAATACACCTTGGTTGGCAACGTTTGCCTGAGCACCAGGTTTTGCACCTCTGTACACAGTACGTACAACCTCACGGTTGATTTCAGCGAGGATCTCTGTTGAGAGAATGTTTGCTAGTTCAGACTCGGCATCTAATCCGTGGATTGCTTTCAAGTCTTG